GAGGAGGGTTTACCCCTCCTCGCACACGGCGCTCACATGCGCTTGTTAAAACACCCATCTCCGTAAAATCGGAGATGAGCCGTCATGACTGTGTGAGGGATCTGCAATGGCTTTCCTACCGGAAATGAAATCCCGGACGGAGCCTACGGGACCGTACTTATATTCGTACACCCGGTTTTTGCAGAATCTTCCTTGGACCGAGTCGGTTCACTGGTCCTCTGTGACTGAGACTATAATAAGTCAATGTCACGAAGGCACGTGGCCGCCTCCTTATGGTTCCAAGGACGATCGTGGTGGGCTCATGTCTCTAACGAGACAGGAGACGTCGTACCCGCAGTATGTGGAAATAACCTCTCCTTTTGTGAAAGGTAAAGTCCTACTGCTGTCGACCAACCTCTTCCATCCGATGGGATCATCCTCTGTGGCGCCTACGGACATTAGTGTCCTCAACGCCTTCGGGACTTCCGCGATTGCAAGAGTGTTGCCAACTAATCCCAACTCATCTCTCTCTACTGCTCTAGGTGAGCTAAAGAAAGATGGGCTACCGTCACTTCCGGGCTCCAGCATGCGCGAGCAGACTAACATCGCTCGTCGCGCGGGGAACGAATTCCTCAATGCTGAATTCGGTTGGTTACCGCTTGTCAACGATATCAAAGCTTTTGCGGACTCTGTGAAGAGGTCGAAACAGCTTATCGATCAGTACATGCGGGATTCTGATCGCAAGATCAGAAGACGGTTCACACCGGCGCCTCTCAACCACAGTGTCAGGACCTTCATTGGTCCTGGTCAGTGTACTGGCGGTAATACCGTCAACAACACAACGATCACGGAGACTAGTCACGAGCGCTACTGGTTCTCAGGAGCGTTCCGTTACCATGTCCCTGTGGGAGATGACTTTTATAGTCGCCTCGTGAGATACGAACAACTCTCACATCGTTTATTTGACACTCGGCTTACGCCTGAGTTACTGTGGAACTTGGCACCGTGGTCATGGGCCATCGATTGGTTCACCAACGCGGGAGATGTGATACACAACATATCCTCGCTTGGTGCCGATGGTCTAGTGATGCAGTATGGCTACGCGATGAGGCATGCCTACATCGATGAGCTCGCCAGTGGTCGTTTTACGATCACTGAGGGGGCTGGACGTTGGTCAGGATGGATCTCTAAGCGAGTTCTATCGGAAACCAAGTACCGAGCCAAAGCGCATCCGTACGGTTTTGGTATCGACGACTTGTCGCTATCTGCGATTCAGTACGCGATACTTGCCGCTCTCGGTTTAACCCGAGGGCACCGGTCTACCATGTAGGTAGCCCGTAAAGCGGAGCTGTCCATTCGACAACCCCACCTGCGGCATCCAACCAGGATGTTCGCAATCTCTTCAAATGAAGGAGCTCCTCCCATGGGTTTCGCCGATCCCGCAACTATCACCGTCAACGCTGTCGCCCAGACCCTTAACCGGGTCTCTTCGGGCGTCAACACCGGTACTTTTCGTACCAACGACGGTAACTTCACGCTGGAGATCGCTCACTCCTACGGCAAGAGGAACCGCCACACGGCGGTCCTCAAGCAGCGGAAGATTGCGGCCGACCCACTGGCCCCCACTATCAACGTGGAGACCGTGCAGCAGGTTCGGATCACTGTCGACACGCCGAACAACTTGGCGTTCACAGTGGCCGAGAACAAACTGCTTATGGACGGTTTCGCTGCCTGGCTGGCAGCGAGTTCGGGAGCTCAGGAAACTAAGCTCCTCGGTGGCGAAAACTAAGTCCGTGGACGGCCCCGAGAAGTTCTCTCGGCCCGTTAGGTTCGCCTTTGTGGTGATCCTTGTGATCATCACTTGGCTCCTTGTGGTCGCGTGCCTCTCTGCGGCTTTCTCCGGCTTGGTAGACATCTCTACCGAGCTAACTCGTGGGCAGGAACAGTCAACCTCTTAGGAGGAAGCTGTGAAAAGCCTGACCGAGCTCTGGTTTAATGCGTCCTTAGAACTGGGCGCATTGTGTCATGTGAGCACCAGCCGCGATTATAAGACGGTCGCGGTTCGGTTCGAACACGAAGGGTTATCGTTTCTCACGATTACCCTGCCCCAGTTCGGCAAAGACTTCGAAAAAAGTCTAGCCGCCGGGCATGTTGGTCACGACTCATTTGCCGGCTTCCGCCGGATGAGCGGGCTCCCCCGATTTCTCGGAGGTTTCCTTGACCGAGTGTTCGACCGTAGTAGTGGTCGCTTGCTCGATGTTCCATGCATGGATTCCATCTATGCCGTGCGTCAGCTTACGCTAATGTTCGGCAAGATCTCTGTAAGGTGCAGTGATGCACGCGAACAGGGCGCCCTGCGGAAGTTCATCGAGTGTGAGCAGGATGTGAGACACAGCGATCGTAACATGCCCGAGGATCTCATTACTGAATTCTCTAGCATGTCGCTGCGTCTGTTTGGGGACGTCTTGGCGCTCGCAGACTTGGCAGTCTACGAGGGCACACTTACCCCCAAACACGGACCGGGTAAAACCGCTGACAAGCTCTCGGGCAACCGAAAGTTTAACCAGCGGGAGTGGACCCGTCGACTGGAGAGCATCTTCCCATACGGGGACAATGCTATTCCAAACTGGAGATTTAATTATCTCCTCGATTCCGTTCGCATCCTCGAACCTCGGGATGAGAGGGCTGTAAAAGTCACTCTCGTCCCAAAGACGCTGAAGACCCCACGAATCATCGCCATCGAACCGACCTGTATGCAATATATGCAGCAGGCCATCGCTGAGCATCTGGTTCGTAGCCTGGAAGGGGACTTTCTCCCTTTCTCGCTTATCGGCTTCCTCGACCAAACGCCTAATCAGCGCATGGCCCAGGAAGGCTCCGTTACAGGAGGGCTTGCCACCCTCGATCTGTCCGAAGCTTCCGATAGAGTCTCCAATCAGCATGTACGTGCGATGCTGAAGCATTTTCCTCACCTCTCTGAGGCGGTAGATGCCACGCGAAGCCGGAAGGCTGATGTACCTGGTCATGGCGTCATACGCCTGGCCAAGTTCGCGTCTATGGGTTCTGCACTTTGCTTTCCCATCGAAGCGATGGTCTTTACGACTATCGTCTTCATGGCACTTGAGCGAGTGCACAAGCGCCGCTTGACCCTGAAAGATGTTTCTCTCTTCAGGGGCAAGGTGCGTGTCTATGGTGACGATATAATCGTTCCCACAGATAGCATGGTGACAGTGATCGACCTCCTTGAAGCTTTTGGGCTCAAGGTCAATGTCGACAAGTCTTTTGGGACGGGAAAGTTCCGGGAGTCTTGCGGAAAGGAGTACTACGATGGCCGTGACGTATCCATCGTCCGTGTCCGGAGTGTACTTCCTTCCTCGCTGTCTGATGTCGATGAGGTGATATCGACCGTTTCTCTGAGGAACCGCTTTTACGAAGCGGGACTTTGGAGGACGGCCCACTGGATGGACACGTGGATCGAGCCCCTTTTAGGAGGCAAGTACCCATATGTGAACAGTGATTCGCCTGTGCTGGGTCGCGTTTCGTTCGTCGGGTTTGACACCGGGCGAATTGAACGTGACGCGCAATACCCCCAAGTGAAAGGGTATTGCGTAGTCGCCAAACCGCCGCCTTCTAAGACGTCGGGCGAGGCGCTCCTGCTCAAATGGTTCCTTAAACGCGGCGATAAGCCATTCGCTGACAGGGACCATCTCATTGCATCAGGACGTCCTAAGTCCGTCACACTTCGACTTAGGTGGGCCCGCTCGGCTTAGCCGAGCGTGGAGTGGCTTCGGCCACGTCGGGAGTCTGATGACATCCCTAGGCTTCATGCCTGAGGAGATGCATTGGCTGTGCATCTCCCGAC